TTGATGTTATGACCGAAGAATTTAAACAGTCTATGTCTGCTTATCCTGATAAGTTTCTTGTTTTGATTGCTTATGATGATGAAGATATTACAGGCCATTTGATTGCTTTTAAACCACATAATAGAAATTATATTGTATTCGACCAAGTTCATAATTCTATTGTTGGCTTTGAGGGTATTGCAACTGCAAATATAGCATTTAAAATGATGATTGAATGGGCCAAATCTTTAGGTTGCGATGAAATTAGAATGGAAACAGAGCGTCATAGTGTTGCCGAGAAATGCCTTCGGTATTGGGGTTTTGAAGAAAAAGGTGTTTCGTTAAGATTGGATTTATCTAATGATAAATGAAATATACGATTATTTTGGTAATACAAATACTATCCATCGTTGTTTTAAGGGTGGTGGTAGTCCTGATATTCCAAATATTCCAAAACAAGAGCCTGTTGAAGTTATTACTAAAATAGAAGAAACTAAATCTGAAGAAGTAAATCGCCAGAAAAGAGCCTCTTATTTGGCTGGCGGCAAGCAATCTACAATGTTATCTGGATTACAGAGCCAGCTTGACCAGAGACTTAATATGCTCAAAGGAAAACTTGGTGCTTAATGGCTGATTTGATAGACACAAAACTTGATAGGTATAGAAACCTAAAGGCCACCAGAGCAAAATATACAGGCACTCTGGAAGAGGCCGCAAAGTATTCTTGGCCTAACGCACAGGATATGGTCAAAGAGGGTGATATTACTGTCGGATTAGTTCGTACTATCTCTTTATATGATTCTACTGCTATTAGGGCTTCATATAAAATGACTGCCGGTATATTTACTAATCTTATGCCTACTGGTACAAGGTGGTTTATATTTAAGCCGTCAGACGAAAGACTGTATCAGGATAACAATGTAAAAGTCTGGTTTTCTAAAGCCACTGATATTTGTTTGAGTGAGATATGGCGTTCAAACTTCCAGCGTCAGATGTTTTCAACTATAAGGTCAATGGTTGTTTTGGGTACTGGTTGCATATCAGTTATACTTACAGATGATAAAGATTTGTTATTTAAGTCTCATCATATTTCAGATATTTTCTTTGATATAGATTCAAAGGGAAGAGTAGATACTGTTTTCAGAAGAATGTTTTACACTGCAAGACAGGCGAAACAGGAATTTCCAAATGCTGATTTGGGCGAAACAATAGAAAAAGAACTTAAAGACAATAAAAATCAAACTCAAAAGTTCGAGTTCGTTCATTGCGTATATCCGAGAACTGACTATAATCCTTCTAAAAAATTAAGCAAAACAAGCAAGAAATTCGTATCTGAATACATAAATATAGTCGATAAGAAAGTTGTCAAGAACGATAAAGGCTATAATTATATGCCTTATATGGTTGGCAGATTTGATATTACGCAAGACGAATTGATGGGTAATGCGCCGGGCATAGATTTGCTTCCTGAAATAAAAATGCTTCAGGAAATGAAACACGATTACGCTTTGGGTTCTGCGTTAAATATACTTCCTCCTATGATGGTAGAAGATGACGGTGTTATAGGGCAGCCGATTACCGAGCCGAATTCGGTAATGTATATCAGGTCTGGTGCGCAATATCCAAAACCATATCAAACAAATTCCAACATACAACAGGCTATGGCCGATATTAACGAACAGCGTCAGGTTGTAAAAGACGGTTATTTTGTGGATTTATTTCAGGTATTAGGTGATAGAATAAATATATCCTCTGCAAGGGAAGTTGAACAATTAGCTTCTGATAGTTTTGCAATGTTAGCACCGTTTGTTGGCGGTGTTAATCAGGAAATATCAGACCCTATGGTATCGAGCATATTAGACCTTTTGATTGATGCCGGTAAAATCGAGCCTTTAATGTTGAATGGCAGAGAAGTTGACTATGACATAACTTATCAAGGTAGATTGGCAGTTGCTATGTCTGCGATGCAGGCCAATGCTATTGAGACGGTATTATCAAAATGGTCGCCATTGCAGGAACTATATCCAGTTCTTGATAACTTTGATATTGATGGTTCTTGTATTGATAGCGCAATAGCGGCAGGATTCCCAGCGTCAAGAATTAAGGATTCAGAGGTTGTTAAGGAAGAAAGACGAGTAAGGGCGGAAGCCGTAAAACAACAACAGAACGTTGAGCTTGCCGAAACAATGAGTAAGGCCGTAAAAAATGTATCAGGTTCAGTTGCGCCTGATTCAATGGCGGCAGCTATGGTAGGACAAACATAATGGTGGTGTCAAATAAAAAACTTGATAATGCTAAATTACAGAAAGAAAAAGTAGATGCTTATAGCAGATTCTTTTTAACTCCTGATGGTCAAAAAGTATATAAAGACCTTGAAAGTTTCTGTGGGTATAATTCCACTTCTGTTTGCGAAACAGTACCAAATGAATTACAGACTTTCTTTTGCGAAGGTAAAAGAAGGGTATTTTTAAGAATAAAAAGTTTTATTGAGAAAGGGAAAGAATAATGGCAGATAATGGAAATGCAACACCAGAAGGTAATGGCGGCGAAAATTTAGGCGGACTGCCCGCACAAGCGGCAACTCCAACTTATGCACCAGAAACTATTGCTTTAATGGAAAAAAAACAATGGAAAACCGATGCGGATATTGCAAAGGGGTACACGGAACTCGAAAAATTTGTTGGTAAAGACCCAAAGTCATTGCTAACTTTGCCTACTGATGAAAAAGACGAGGCAGGTTGGGACGCTGTTTATAATCGTCTTGGCCGTCCAGAAACATCAGATAAATACGCTTTCAAGAATGAGACGGGTATTGAATTAGACGCTGATTCGTTGAAATCTTTTAATGAAATGGCACATAAGGAAAGATATACCCAAAAGCAATATGAAGCAGGATTAAAGGCTCATCTTGAAGTCTTTAAAAATCTTGAGGCGAAAGCTAATCAGGCGGCTGAAGCAGAATTTAAGGCTTGCGATGAAGCACTTGATAAAGAATGGGGTCAGGATAGACAAAAGAGAACTGCCGAGGCGTTAGAAGTTGCTAAAAAGGTTGGTATTTATGAAGCATTGGAAGAACTTAAATTGGGTTCTAATCCCAAAGCGATTAAAATGCTTGATACTTTAAGACAGATGATGACTGATGACGAAATTAAATTAGGTTCAGATAAAACAAAATTATCCGTACAAGAAGAAGTTAAAAAGTTAATAGATTCAGAGTCTTATATCAATGGTTTGCACCCTGAACACACAAAGACTATGAATAGATTAAAGGAATTGTATGGCGTAAAATAGAGGACAAGCTATAAGCCCCTCGAAATAATGGTATTCCATTCGTCCATAAGACGTTAAAGGTAGTGGCGGCCTTGCAAGAGACAACCAAAACGAAACGTAATTAACAATTTAATTAACAATTTGTTTTGAAAGGTTTTACAATGGCTGACCCAAATTATATTGATATGTTTATAAACGCATATACGTCTGGCTATATGCACTTGCCGCAGGAACGCAGAAACGTTTTTGATGGCAAAGTATCTGCGACTGCTCTTACTGGCGAATATATGTCTTTTGACGATATTGCGTCCGGTGATTTGCAGACAAAGACAACGAGATTCGCTGCGATTAACCCAACCGACAGGGCTTTCCGCAGAAGGTGGATGTCTCCGTCTTGGTACTATGATGCACTTCTGGTTGACAAGCAGGATAATATCGCGCTTCACACTGACCCGTCTGGCGATTTTATGACTTCATTGACTTATGCTATTGAGCGTAAGAAAATGGACACTATTATCGCATCTTTTGACGCTTCCGTTGTTGCTGGTAAGACTCCCGGCGCGGATACCGCTTATTCGCTTACGAATACAGCGATAACCAATGCTGCTGGCCGCACAGTTCCTCACGATGTAACTAATAGTGGTGCTGCTGGTGGCATATCTACCGGTCTTACGGTCAATAAACTTGTATTGATTCGTGAGAAGTTCGCAACTCTTGGTATTCCTGATGGCGTACCGATTAACCTCGTTACCTCGTTTAAGCAGAAATCCGACTTGCTTCGTGAAGCTGAAACACAGAGTACTGATACGAGCGATGTTAAGGCTCTTGTCAATGGCACAATATCAAAGTATATGGGTATCAATTTCATAGAAACCAATAAGATTACTCTTGGCACTTTGAACGATATTGATGCCGATACAGGTGTGTATGAGTGCTTTGCTTGGATACCAGAAGGCATTAAGTATGCCCAGTTCCTATCTCCTTCGTTTGATGTTTCTCCGAGAAAAGACCTTGTCGGCGATGTATGGCAGATTAAGGTTGATTTTGGTTGTTCTGCTATTCGTATGAACGAAAGTATGGTTCTCAAAGTCGAATGCGCAAACGTTTAATTTAACAATTTTCTGTGAAAGGAAATAAAATATGGCAACTGGAA